TTTTAGTATGTACGTAGGAGAATCAGCAGTGCCTTGGTCAGGAACAGGCCATAATGTAGCTGTAGGATTGTCCCGCGCCCTATCTACGTAGATTTGTATAGGACGACCTTGGCTTAATTTATTTGGTACAGTTGCGTATGTAGCTACACTAATACGAGATAAAGTAAGATCAGATTGCGTGCTAACATTTCCAGAACCCGTTCTAATAACTTGTTCTAATAAGTCAATAGTATCAGCGGGTAAATCATACGTAGCTGTCCCTTCTACTAAGTTTATAGTTCCAGAATCTATGGTCCACATATTGATCCCACGATTTTGCCACTCAATAGTAAGCAAATTCATAGACCGCCTTGCAGTGCGTAGGTCATAACCAGAACGCATTTCACGCCCAGCCCGTTCCCACGCTTCTTCAGCGATCTCAGTAAAATCCATGTTAAACGCAGTAGTATTGGAAGTAGCCATAATTTACTTCTTCTTTTTCTTTACGTGAGCGCCTTTCTTCATTTTCTTTACCGTCATACCACCACCGCGCATACGTTTAACTGGGCCTTTCTTTTTAGCACCTGCCATTTTGTAATCTCCTATAAAATTCAGTGCGTAATTTGTACATTGCTTCTGTATCGTATTCTTGAAAACTTCTATCGTAGTACCCAAGAGGTCTTAACTTTTCGGCAGCTTTCTCTAACTTAGATAATCGCTGCACAAATAACAAAGCATATTCAGTATCTGTTTCTGGTTCAAACGCTTCGCTATCTAATAATTCTTGCTCTCCATCATCAGGGTGAAAGCCCATTACCCACATATCTCTATCTCTAAAAACATTATCTGCAATGGCTTTGTTAACGTTATCTACAAACTGATGAAATTCATCATTGTCCCTTATAAATTCTGTATCAACTATAATTGTTAAATCTTTTAAATCACTCCAATTATGAAGTGCCATGTATAATTGTTTATAATCTTCTTTGTCAAATTTAAAAACTATGTTTACTTTATGCTCTTGCCACGCTGCTTTTGCATAAGGGCAAGCTGGTAAATCATTAAACTCTGGATTACTTGGTTCTAGTACCTGTTCAGACCAATCCTTAATTTCTTTGACTATTCCCGTTCGTTCGTCCCAAGTAATCATTTCTTTTTCTTAGCAGGTTTTTTCCGTCTAGCTGCTTGAACTCTTCTTGGCTTACCTGCTGGTTGTCCTAACCTTTTTTTCTGTGCGACTCTTTTTCTTTTCTCTGAAGTAGTCATTTCAGAAGAAGTCTTAGGTGTTTTACTTGACACCCTTTTTGTTGGTCTACAATAAGGAGTACCCCTTTTCTCTCCTTTCTGTCGTCCACAAGCCTTGCCCGTTCGCACGTCTTTCCAATCTTCCTTGAACCAACGTTTTAGTGCAGCTCCTTTTTTAGTTTTACGAACGGCCACTAAGACTTATTTCCCCAGTTTTTTGCACCTTTCTTACGACATTTAGCAATAGCTCCAGATGCGTAAGCAGATGGAAATACTTTGTACCGAGACTTTACTTTGTGATAACAGGCATCTTTAGTAGAACCACCTTTCTTTAACGCTACAGGTTTTATTCTACCCATACCTCTACACTTCATCATAATGACTAACCCATCTTAACCATTTTAGCAGGGCGTACTCCGCGTGAAGCAATGCCGCACCCGCGTACTTTTCCACCGTTTTTCATTCCAATTCTCATGTCACGCAAGGTTTGTCCTTCTTCGTCTCTAATACGTCTTAATTCTTGTTCTTTATCTCTTCTTTCTTTTGGGTCTCTTGAACGACGCTTTTTAACACGTTCCGTTTCTTCTACTTCTTCTTCAATTGCTCCCATCCGTTTACTAGTCACTGTCTTACCCCTTGAAAAGGTTTTACCTTTATCAGCTTTTTCATATTCACGTCCTACACTTTGTGGGACACCCACTTCTTTTGCAAAATCAGGATTATTTGCTACTGCTTTCATAAACCTATGTTGTTTCTTCGTTTTACTAGGCACTAACACTTCCACCGTTTTCTTGCTTGGCGCAGCCTAGAATTAGGGTTCTTAGCTGCTTTTGGAAATTTCTTCATCTGACCAGCAGAACGCGCACAGAACGACTTACGCCGCTTTGCGTCCTTGCTGCCCTTCTTCACTTTACCAGTAACGGCTGTCTTGAGTTTAGAGCCGGGGTTATCCTTACGGTACTTAGCCACACCCTTCTTGGTCATACCTGCGCCAGATTTAGTCGGACGCTTATGACCACCTTTAATGGTGTGGCCTTTCATAGTTCCCTTTTTGCCCGCTTGTTTAGCCACAAAACACCGTTACATTAGTAATGTTACTTAGCGTCAGTATTGCAAAGTCGCTACTACTGTTACTGCGCTGCGTAAGAATACCCTCGTCAGGTATAGTTACACTGTCGGCAAACGAGGAAGAAGACGCAGGAGTATCAACCTGTAAAAGAAGAGTTCCACTGGCGCTGTTAAGATTAAACTTTAACGACCCCGCAGAACCTGCACCTACATAATAGACACTCTTAATCCTAGTGCGACCAAAAGCTAACGAACCTGTAGTACCAATACTTACGTTACCCGCAGAAGCACCGCTAGCTACTACACTAGTTACCACCGTATAGAAATTAGTAGAAGAAGCAGTACCAGCATTAGCTCCTGTTACTACTTCAGTAGCAGCTTCACCAGTAAGACTACCCACTTTAATTCCTGTTATGGTAAATGTAATACCACTATCGTTACCCGCAGAAGTAAACAAAAGTTTATAACCAGTACCACTAGGACTAACATCATTAGTAAGCAACGTAACAGCTCCAGCACCACTAATACTTGCCGCTGTTTTTAACAACGTAGCACTAGTGGAGGGAGTTATGGCGAAAATATCACCTTTGGACATAACTTACTCCTTAATTTCACCCCGCAATACAGCGGCTTTATACTCAGCAGTGCCGGGTACAAGGCCACCTTTTGCAGCTTTTTTAGGGGCCGCTTTCTTTTTAGCGGGTGCTTTTTTCTTAGCCGTAGCCATAATTACCCCCTATTAACGAGTTCTAGCGCCCATTAAATAATCAATAGTAGTTACACGAGTACCTGATGCACTACCAGATAAGCTCATGGCTGCTATAGCCAAGTTTTCATCATCAGGAATATTTGTACCGTGAGTGGCTACAAGGTTGTCGTTGATAAAAAACTCAACTTTGCCAGTTCCAGAACAAGCGATACCTAATTTGATGTAAGTATCGTCAACCATATCAACGCCTGAATCAGTGGAAGTTTCAGTGCCATCCTTTTCTGTCTTACACAGAATAGAAGCGTCTCCATCGTCTACTTGAAACACGATGCGGTCTGTTGCAGTCAGCATGTTTTCTGGGTTAGTAGCAAAATTAACGGTAAAACCAACACAAATGTCAGATTGGTCTACATCGTTATTTTTAATACGCGTCTGAAAAAACATATTTTTATTTGCTGCAACAGCAAAAATTTCATTACCTTGTACAGAACCACCGTCATTCTCAGTAGTACCTGCGGAAGTAATTGCAAGCTCTCCACCTATAGTGTCGGCTACGATAGCTACAGTTGCACCGGAGTCCTTTATAGCAGTCCAACCAGTGTCTAGCTCATAGACGAAATCGTCTTCTAGGCAAAAGTAATCAGGGTTAATTGACATTGGCATTTCACGAAGGTCTTTGTAACCGGACGCATAGCCGCTGTACAACACGGGGGTATTGTGATGAGTAGCCATATATTTCTCCTGTCGTGGCTAAAGTCTGCCGCCTCCCCAATGGAGCGCAGTCAGGATGGATTTATAGTATAACAAAGAAAAAGGGGCAACAAGTGCCCCTCTCTCAACTAGCTTTAACTAGCTCCGGGCGAACCGAAGATACCTAGTGGGTCAGATACGCCAAAGCTATAACGCTCACGGGCTTTATATCGACTGTTGCCAGTATCGAAATCAGCATCCATTGAGGTTTGCATTGGTGTACGCACGAAGTGCTTAAGACCATTTGGAACGTCAGTCAACAAGAACCAAGCATTGGTATCAGTCAGATAATGGTTAACTGTGTAACCTTCTGGGATTGAACCGTTATGCCGTAGGGCGTTGATGTCGTTGTCAGCCGTGTTCACACGTAGCTCAGTATCTAGCAAACGAGTTGCCACAAACTGAAGGTCCGAGGGAACTACCAACTTACGAGGCTTGGCTGCTATTAACAGACCACGCTCATCAGTCCAACCAGCAATCTGAATGACCGCAGCTTCCAAAGAAGTCTCGTTCAAATCAGCGCCAGTCGCTGGCTCGTTAGAGTTAGTACCACCAGACACCAGAGGGTGTGCAGTAGAACAAAGCTCTACACCGTCGCCATAAGTAAAGTTGCTATCAAACGCATTGTTTAATATTGCAGCTCCCTTAACTTGCTTGGTGTAAGCCATTGCGCGTGCTAGTGCTTTAGTATATCTAGCAGACAAGGAATCATACAGGTTGTCCTCAATAGCTTCTTCAGTTACTGAGAATCCCATAGAAATTGTCTCGTGGTTATACCGAGCAGTGTACGCTTCTTGGGCATTATCATAAGCAATCGCAGCGCCTTCGTTTTTAACTGGGGCAGCTCCGAAGCCTGACAACTTAGTTTCTTCTTCAAAGGAACGGTCAGAACTCTCTGTTTCAAAGATTTCTGCGGCTTCCTCACCATATTTTGCATACTCAAGACCAAACAGGGCGTTCAGGCCCGGAAGAAGCTCTTTGAGTAATTGCGCTCTTGAAATAGCCATATCTCAATAACTCCTTATATTCCAGTCTTGTTAGTGTATGAATGCGAATCTGGATTAAATTTAACCAACAAATCCGTATACGCATCACCAATGGTAGACCCCGGTGCGTCAACAAAATCAACGATTCTGAAAGCAAAACCAGAGGTTACAGCAGTTGTAGCCGATACCGCACTAGTAGAATTACCAGTAGTGGTATCTCCAGTGTTGGTAGACTGAACTGCCGCCAAATGGACATTTTGACCCAAATCTGCCTGAGTAACAGCGCCATCGGCCTGTACTTGGAAGACCACATCAGGATCATCAACAATATAAGCCATAGCGTCAGACGCTACAGTGCCCGTAGGCCAATTTTGCTTAAAAGTGATGTTTCCTGTGCTTGGATCAGTATAGGTACAACCGACAAATACACCGATAGTACCTGCTGGAAATGGAGTTGAGTTATCTCCATTTGTCGTCACGATTTCAATAGTACCGCCAGCTACAATGGATACAATAGACCCATTGAAGATATTAGTACCATAACCGGACGCTATCTTTATCTGACGGGTAGAACCAGCATAAGGCTGTCCTCCTATCAGATTTACGGCTTTTAAACCGTAAGGGGTAGCGGATGATGCCATGATAGACTCCTAATTATCCTTTAC